TCCGTATAGGTCAATGTCAGACGACGACCTGTGATGATGTTTGCGGAAGATTGCTGCTCTGCGACCTTCTTCTGAAGAAGACCAGACTCCAGCTGATTTGTCTGGAAGGCAATACACTTGTTATCCGAAGCACTTCCGCAGATCTCTGTGGCCTGTTTCTTAATATCGGCCTTGTCAGAGTCTGATATGGTCACTGCCTTGGATCCCGACAGCAAGTCAAGGGCAGGGACAAGTGTATTGTCGGCTATCAAATCCAGATATCCGGGCTTTGCTTTTTCTTGCATGGATTGGGTAATATCGGTAGCTCCATTCTCGTCGCCCCACGTGGCCTGGTTGATCACGATACCCATTGTTAGTTAGCAAACACGAAATTCGCGAGTCCACTTGTGATGCGGAGAAAGTTGATTGCCTCCACGTAGACACCGAGGTTGTAGGTGTAGGCAAAGATGATGTTCTCGCCACCCGTGTTGCGAACGACCGACACAATGCTGTCCGGCGGGTAAAGCAGGGTTCCATCCGGATTCGTCAGAGCCAGCTGAGCAGCCGTAATGACTACTGGATTCGGAGAGAAGACGCTCGACTTCAGCACGCAGACCGTTTGCTGAGAAGCGACTCCGGCTGCAGTCGGAAGAGGCTGCTGAAGAGTCAGTCGTAGAACGACCTTGTTGAACAGACTGCCGTTGATCGCACCGCTGGGCTGATAGAGATCGTTGTTGATCGCAAAGGAGTACATGTAAACTCCGGGAATCTTCGGTGCGTCGCCGGTTGTGTGCTTGTACATCTGAAGAAGCGAGAAGTAGGATGTGGGCTTCACAGAAAACCGCTCCTTACCGTCGAGCAGAAGCTGGCCCTGTGTGATCGCATCGCGAGGATAGACGGAAGAGATCTGCTGCTGGCCACTGGAATACAGGAATGTCTGTGTCTCGGAAGAATTGGTCGTTGTCGAATACACATCATTTGCCGTTCCGTTTGTTGTGAACGGTGCGCGATGAGGGTCATCCCAATTCGTGTAGTTGTCCCAGTCATTCGAAAGGATCTTATCCGAACGTTGTGTGGACCACACCACGCGAGTAACCAGATTAAAGAACGGAATCTCGATATCGGAGTTACCGCCATATTGACCCGTATTGTTCACGAAGGTCACTGTCTTCACCAGAAAGGTCTGATCCGCAGAAGCAAGTTGAGCCATTTCCATCTCTGTCAGGTAGATGAAGTTACCCTCGAGATACGGATCAGGGTAAAAGGTTGTCAACGAAGAGTTCGACGGAGCACCCGTCGCAGTAGGCGGACTCAGGAATCGGCCGATCGAATCATACGAAGCAGTCGATGAAAGGGGGTTGTAGTTCGTCATCGTAGGACGAACCCGCTTGCCGTAGGTGTTGACAAACAGGGGATTGGCCAGATCAGCGGGTGACGGCGGGTTCACGTTAATCACCGTATACAGCTGATTCAGAGGGCGGAATGTCACGTTGATAAAGACATCCGAGTTCTGCATAGAGACCAGCGGAAGAGCCATACCCGGATTCTCGCAGAACCAGAAGTGAAGAGGAATCACGAGCTGACGAGAGCGGATAGAAGGCTCAGGTGTCTTTGTATTCGGAATGCCTCCAGGGAAGTTGATGGGTGCGATGGCATGCGGGTACTGACCCATACGATCATACGCATTTGCAGGGTCTGTCAGCTCGGAGACATTTCCAACCATCTGATCCACAATCTGCCTCTTGTTCGGGTCGTGTGTCAGATAGGAGTAAAACTTCAGCCACTCGCCCGTGAGCGTCTGGAGAACCTGGCCGTTTGCCGTGATCTCGATATGATCGATCATGTTGTACCCAATGTTGTCAATCCATTGAAACTCGTAGCCAATCGAGTTGGAACGCGGATCATATCCTGTAGGAGGAGCAACGCCACTGCCAAGATAGTAGAGAGGTGACCAGATATCTGGCAGGGTCACGCAAAGATAGGTATCGTGAAGGAGCTGTGCATAGCGGTCAATCCGACACTGAATCGTCCGTGTCGTCGTCTGCGCAAACTCCAGGCTGGAGCTCGTAAACGTCATTCGGATTGCCTCCATAGCAAAGTTTGTGTGGCGCCGATAGACTGCCCGAAAATGCGTCATAGACGGGCTTCCATTGACAAGTTCATTCTGGGCTCCAATTGCCACAAGTTGAAGGAGTCCTCCCGGCATATTGTGTTAGTAATGAGATTAGACTAAATAGGTAGTAGTCGCAGTGTTCACAGGAACACAGCAATGCGAGGTATATGTTGTTCCGAGAGGAGCACCGTAGTAGTTGTTGATTCCAGCACCACTCACGAACCGAGTGTATTGTTGTGACTTATTTGCAAGAACGCCGACATATTGCGTATTGGAACGGCGCTTCTGTGGAGGAGGAGCCACAGCGAGACTCGCAGCAATGACGCGGCGCTTGTGATTCGTCAGGTAATCTTGAGCTGAGTTGACCTGCATTTGTGATTTACGCAGAGAAAAGACTAATTACACAATGCGTTTCGTTCTTATCAGTACGCACGTCGATCAGACAACGGGATACTCGAAGGTGGTCTACAACCTCCTTGGCCAGCTTGCAACTCTTGCTCCTCAGGTGAAGACCTATCATTTTGGGTTTCAGCGTCATCCTAGTCGCGAGAATATTCGCACGGTCCCGAAGGGTATTGTAGCCTACGATGCCGCTGCGAACGAGGATCCGAAGGAGGAGGGCTTCGGTTTCAACAAGATCCATGAGTATCTCGAGATGGTGAATCCTGACGTGGTGATGATCTACAATGATCCGCTCATTATTCACCGGTTCATTGAGTCCATGAAGTTTGACAAGGAGACTTCCAAGTTCAAGCTGTGGGCATATGTTGATCAGGTGTATGAGGGCATCGCTCAGCCGTTGGTCGATTCCATCAATAAGAATGTTTCGCGTGTCTACTGCTTCACGCCGTATTGGGCAGATATCTATTCCAAGTATGCTCCTTTCCCTGATATCCGTGTTCTGGAGAATGCTGTGGACAAGACCCTGTTTTCGAAGATCCCGAATGCCGCCCGTGCTTCGGTTCGTTCCTCCATGAACCTTCCGACCGATGCTATTCTGATGGTGAACGCGAACCGCAACAGCCAGCGCAAGCGTCATGACCTTGCGATTATGGGCTTTGTGGAGCTTCTTCGCCGCAATCCCGAGAAGCCGTATTATTTTATGTTTGTGACCGGTCTGAATGCACAGCAGGGCGCATACTACGATGTGAACCGTATCTTTATGACGGAGCTTCAGCGTCAGGGTCTGAATCCCGAGGACTTCACCAAGCGCCTGATGCTCGTGGATACGTCAGCGAAGGCAGTTCCTGATTCGGCGATCAATGAGATCTACAACGCAGCAGATATCGGAATCAACACGTCGGATGGTGAGGGATTCGGTCTGTGCCAGATCGAGCACCTCTACACTGGCGCACCACAGATTGTCACGGATATCGGCACCTACCGCTCGTTTATGGATGAGTCGGTGTGCGGCTTCGTGCTGCCGACCGATCGTGTCTACTTCCCGGGTACGATGCCTCTGGGACTGTGGGCTCCTTCGTTTGACTACAAGGCCCTTGCCAGCAAGATGGCTGAGCTTATTGCGGATCTTCCGAAGTATCGCAAGGCCGCTCTTGAGTACAAGTTCAAGACGTGGCAGGAGGTCTGTGCTCCCTGGCTTGAGGATATCAAGGCAGAGGCTTCAAAGTAAAAACTTAATCGATGTAGGAGACACCAGCTGTCCCATACGAAGCAAGCGCTGATTATCCTCCCATGCAGGGCCATCAAAGATCTCCTTGGAATCAGGATCAAGAAGCAACGAAACTCCTTTCACCAAGATCTTCTGCAGGCGTCGGTGCTTTTTCGACGTATTGCGCAGAACTGTCGCATCCGAATCTTCATTCTTGATATTCGGACGGAATGCCAGATCTTCACCTGTCGCACTCGAATCAAATCGCATACACGAAACCACAGGACGTTCCCTAGAATGGAGCTTCCTGTGGATTTCGCAATCAATGGCCGACTCTTTCAGCAAGAGGGCCATACGCTGACCGATACGCTCCTTTTCAAAGGCCGTCTCGTAGAGATATTCATCAGTAGACATGAACGTCTCAACCGGATCGCCTTCGTAGCGCTTGGTGACCATATCGTTACGGCGGATCGCCACGATGTTCGGGTATTCAGCCGACTTCATCTGATCTTCGGTAAAGACTGAGATGTAGAAACTGACCTTCACTGTGCGCTCCTCCATCGGCAGAGTAGCGTGAGAACAGATACGCATAGCACGGCCGATAACCTGGTCGTGACGAGCGGGTGTCCAGTGTGGCTCCACGATGTGAACGTGACGCACGTTGGTCAGCGTGATGCCCTCGGCGCCTGTAGAGGACGCCATGAGCAGCTGTAGGATCTTCTTCGGTCGTTTCTCTACGCTCTCTTTCAGCGATGCAGGGAAGTTC